GGAGCATATGTCAAAGAACCTAAACCAGGTCTTTATGAATGGGTGGTTTCGTTTGACCTTAACTCTCTGTATCCTCACCTCATTATGCAGTATAATATTTCGCCTGAAACCCTCATCGACAGGCGTCACCCCACCGCCTCTGTTGATGGATTGCTCCGTCAAGAAGTACAAATCGGGAGTGGAGATTACTGTGTGTGTGCCAACGGAGCACAATTCCGAAAGGACATTCAAGGATTTCTCCCAGAGATGATGCAGAAGATCTACGATGAACGTAAGATCTTCAAAGGAAAGATGCTTGATGCCAAGAGAGAGTTTGAAAAGACTGGTGATCCTAAATTGCAGGATGCTATCAGTGCATTCAACAACATCCAGATGGCAAGAAAGATCCAACTTAACTCTGCCTATGGTGCTATTGGCAACCAATACTTTAGGTATTACAACCTAGCGAACGCTGAAGCAATCACCCTTTCAGGGCAGGTTTCTATTCGTTGGATTGAAAACAGTATGAATGAATACCTAAATAAACTGCTACAAACAGAGAACGAAGATTATGTCATTGCATCCGACACTGACTCAATCTATATTCATCTTGGACCTATTGTTGATAAATTTCTTAGTCATAAGTCTGGCGACAAAACAGCACTTGTGGGACTACTTGACAAGATCTGCCAAGAGAAACTCGAACCTTTTATTGAACGTTCATATCAGGAGTTGGCGACGTACGTGCAAGCGTATGATCAAAAGATGATTATGAAGCGGGAGACCATTGCCAACAAAGGTATATGGACTGCCAAGAAACGCTACATCCTGAATGCCTGGGACATCGAAGGTGTCCGCTTCACTGAACCCAAACTGAAGATTATGGGTATTGAAGCAGTCAAATCATCAACACCTGCTGCTTGCAGGACTGCTATTAAGGATGCCCTCAAGGTGATTATGAACCAAGAGGAATCCGATCTTCAAGATTTCGTCGCTGACTTCCGTAAGAAGTTTGAGTCACTTCCACCCGAGGATGTTGCATTCCCACGAGGGTGTAACGGTGTCAGCAAATTCTCAAATCCAGTTAGTGTGTATAGCAAGGGCACTCCTATTCACGTTCGGGGTGCGCTACTATATAACTTCCACGTGAAGAAAAACAAACTCACCCACAAGTATCCTCTGATTCAGGAGGGAGAGAAGGTGAAGTTCCTGTATCTTCGCACCCCAAACAGGATCAATGAGAATGTCGTATCATTCTTCCAAACATTGCCTAAAGAGTTTGGACTTGACAAGTCTATCGATTACGATCTACAATTCAAGAAAAGTTTTCTTGACCCACTGCAGGTCATTCTCGATACTATCGATTGGCAAGCAGAACGTGTCGCATCCCTTATGGAGTTTTTTGTATGAGTTTCCTCAACGACGTTGTGAAAGATATTGGCAATGAGTATGCCTCTATTGTTAGTGATGGCATTGCTGCAGGTGATGTTTCTAACTTCATTGACACTGGTTCTTATATTTTCAATGCCCTCGTTAGTGGTTCGATTTATGGAGGTCTTCCTTCAAACAAGATCACCGCTCTTGCAGGAGAGAGCAGCACTGGAAAAACTTTTTTTACTCTTAGTGTCGTTCGTCACTTCCTCGATACTGATCCTGATGCTGGAGTCATTTATTTTGAATCTGAGTCCGCCATTTCTAAGGCAATGATTGAGGATCGTGGTATCGATTCTAATCGTATGATTATTGTTCCTGTCACAACCGTACAGGAGTTTCGTACACAAGCACTCAACGTGCTCAAGAAGTATAAGGAACAGAAAGAAGCAGATCGCAAACCTATGATGTTTGTGCTTGACTCTTTGGGTATGCTTTCTACTACCAAAGAGGTTCAGGATTCTGCTGAAGGTAAAGAGACACGTGATATGACTCGTGCTCAAGTTGTCAAAGCAATCTTCCGTGTTTTGACTTTGGAACTCGGACGCTGTAACGTTCCGTTAATCGTCACTAACCATACATATGATGTAGTTGGTGCGTATGTTCCTACAAAAGAAATGGGTGGTGGCAGTGGACTTAAGTATGCTGCATCTACAATCATCTTCCTTACCAAGAGTAAGGAGCGTGACTCTAAAAAAGAAATCGTAGGTAACATTATTAAATGCGAAGCGAAGAAGTCACGATTCACACAGGAGAATAGTAAAGTTGAAACACGTCTTTTTTATGACGAGCGAGGTCTTGACAAATACTACGGCTTACTGGAACTGGGTGAGAAGTACGGAGTCTTCGAGCGTAAGGGAAATCGGGTTGTTGTTGGGGAATCTTCCGTTTTTCCTTCTGTTATTCTTGCCAATCCTGAGAAGTATTTCACGCCAGAAGTAATGCAAGCACTCGACGAGTGTGCACAAAAGGAGTTTGGTTATGGAACTTGATGATCTAATCAGGTATTACGACTATTCGATTCCAGATACTGTATGTAAAAATGCGATCAGACTATTTGAAAAACTGGATGATGAAGATATTGAGGATTGGGATCGTAATGGTCGTCCACAGTTCAAACAGTTTAACCTCACACAAAAACTAGAAGGATCTGAAGATCTTACAGCACTAGAAGATTGGGGTCTGATCCATAATGCATTCATCGAGTCTGCACATAATTATGTACAGAAGTATATGGATGATGTTGACTGTAGACAGTTCTTCCCAGCAAGAAGCACTATTGAACAGTTCCGTATCAAGAAGTATCGTGCTGGCACTGACGATAGATTTGATCGTCACGTTGATGTGGGTGACTACGAGTCTGCCCGTAGGTTCCTCACACTCTTCTGGTATCTAAACGATGTTGAAGAAGGTGGAGAAACTGACTTCGGTAACATTGCAATCAAACCTAAGTGTGGTAGACTACTAATCTTCCCACCAATGTGGACCTTCCCACATTCTGGGAACCCAACTGTCTCTAACGACAAGTACATCGCAGGAACTTATTGCCACTATGTCTAATTCGATTGAAGAACTGGTAGTCAATTCACTGGTTTTCAATCAGGACTATACTCGCAAAGTTATCCCACATATTTCAGCGGATTACTTTGAGAACTATAACAACAAAGTTCTGTTTGAAGAGATCTCTTCATACCTGACTAATTATGATACGCTTCCTACAATGGATGCGTTGAGGATTGAACTTGAAGGACGCACAGATCTCAATGAATCTTCTTTCAAAGAGATCAGCACCTTCATCGACGGTCTAGTTGAAGAACCGCACGAAGAGAACTGGTTGTGTGATACCACAGAGAAGTGGTGTCGTGATCGTGCCATCTATAATGCACTCCTGGAATCTATTCAGATTGCTGAGGGAGACCACAAAGAGTTTGGTAGAGATGCTATCCCTAGTATCCTATCCAAGGCACTCAGTGTGAGTTTTGATAACTCAGTTGGTCACGATTACCTTGAAGACGCTGATGATCGTTTTGCTTTCTATCATCGTATTGAAGAGAAGATCCCCTTTGACCTTGAGATGATGAACAAGGTTACCAAAGGAGGCATCTCTAAGAAGACACTCAACATTGCACTTGCTGGCACAGGTGTTGGTAAGTCATTGTTTATGTGTCACTGTGCTGCTGCTAATCTCACAGCAGGACTCAATGTTCTCTACATCACAATGGAGATGGCAGAGGAGAAAATTGCTGAGCGTATTGATGCCAACCTTCTGAACGTTAGTGTTCAACAACTTGAGACACTTCCTAAACCTATGTTCGATTCTAAGATCGAAAGGGTTACTAAGAAGACACAAGGTCGGTTGATCATCAAAGAATATCCAACTGCATCAGCACACGTTGGTCACTTCAAAGCACTTCTTCAGGAACTTGCTATCAAAAAGTCTTTCGTTCCTGACATCATCTATGTTGATTATCTCAACATTTGTAGTTCAAATCGATACAAGGGTGCTATCGTTAACTCGTACACGTTTGTGAAAGCTATTGCTGAAGAACTACGTGGTCTTGCTGGTGAGCATAATGTTCCTATCGTGTCTGCTACGCAAACTACTAGGAGCGGTTATGGAAACTCAGATGTAGACCTGACAGATACATCCGAATCATTCGGTCTTCCTGCAACTGCTGATTTTATGTTTGCTTTGATCTCTACAGAAGATCTTGAGGCACAGAATCAGATTATGGTCAAGCAGTTGAAGAATAGATATAACGACCCAACGATGAACAAGAGATTCGTCGTGGGTATTGACAGAGCAAAGATGAGATTGTATGATTGCAATGAGCAAGAAAATATCATCGACTCTGGTCAAGAAAAGTCAGTAGAAACTACTGACATTCTGCAAATTTCAAACACTTCATTCGACGGTTTCAAAATCTAATTATGGCAAAAGCAAAAGTTGATCCTACTCCTGCAGGTTTCGGTGACGGACCTTCTACTCCTAAGGGTAAAGCAGTAAAGGAAAAGATTGATTCCAAAGCAAAGGGCAAGTTTGAGGTTGACCTTGACGAGTACCTCAAGTTCTGTGATATGACTTGTAGCGAAGAGTCTAAAGATTTTGATACTCTTCTGACTCGTTATGCAGAACTGCAACGATCTGGTTGTAACATTCAGCGACTTGATACTGCTGCGTCTGGTCTCGTTGCTGAGGCAGGTGAGTTTATGGAGATCGTCAAGAAACTCAAGTTCCAAGGTAAACCCTATGACAATGCCAACAAGGAACACCTCATCGTTGAACTGGGTGATGTGATGTGGTATGCTGCACAAGCGTGTATGGCACTCGGTGTTCGTATGGAAGAAGTCATCTATCGTAACACCGTTAAACTTGCAACGCGCTATCCTGAAGGAGAGTTCACTGTTGAACGCTCTGAAAACCGTGCCGAAGGCGACATCTAATGAACATTTTCGTAACCCATCCAGACCCACGTCTCTCTGCTCAAGTTCTACCTGACAAACACGTGGTCAAGATGCCATTGGAATGCTGTCAAATGCTTGCAATCATCTATTCTGGGTGGTATTACGACTGGGAACCATTACCAAAAAAAGACGGTGGTTACTACGCAACTGCAAAAGGTGCGTTCCGTAACCACCCTTGTACTAAGTGGGCAGGTAAAAATGTATACAATACTGCCTGGTTGATCCAACACGGATGCTGTCTCAGTAGTGAGTATGAGCATCGTTATGGTAAGCAACACTCCTGTGCTGCCACTCTATTCCACGCAAAAAAAGTTTTCCATAGACGTACTGGAAAAGCAATCGTGTGCTATAGTATGGCGGAAGAGTTCGCGAGGGCAATGCCTGATGTGTACAAGTTTGACAAAACCATCTCAACCTATGATGCATACAAACAATACATTGCATCAAAACCCTGGGTAAAAACAAACTATCTTCGTAAACCTGATCGTAAACCAGACTGGATTTAATTATGGCACTGTCCGAAAGCGTGACTAATTCATTGAAAGAAGCAGAACTATCACTAAGAAACGCACTCGCATTCGCTGCTCGCCAGGAACGTCCATACGTGGGACACAAGATCTCTGAACTCATCGTCGGTATTGACAATCTTCAAGACATCGACATTATGCTAGATACTCTTGAAGAGGCAGCAGAAGCAGAAGACGAATGACATCTTATGTCGGACGGGGTACACCCGTCTTTGAATTTATTCTTCCCGATGAATGTATTGAGGAAGCAAACCATACGATTGATAACTGGATGGAGTCTGGAAAAGAATCTCCTCAGGGGTCAAACGTTGTCGCAAGACAAACTGACTGGACATTGCCTTTACCTTTGTGTGAGGCATATGCCAGTCTTTGTTGTAAGATGATTTCAAATCTCATCTACAATGCTGGAGGTAGACTGTATGGTGGGTTGAATGATGGAACCACTGATGTTGAATATGATGTGAAAAATACCTGGGGTGCAGACTATGGACCAGGTGATTATGTAAAACCTCACTGCCACTTCCCTGCAGACTGGGCAGCAGTTGGTTACCTTAGAGTAGAAGAGGGTGCTTCTCCTATATTATTTGATGGGAACAGTCCTTATTATGTGACAGCACGTCAGTTGCTAATCTTTGATGCTAGACTGATTCACGAAGTTCCACCAACACAAGCACACAGACGATGCTTTGCTATGAATCTGTACAAGCGACCAGGTACCTTCTAAATAGTAAGTAAAAGTTTCTGGTCTTATGCCTGCTAATACGGACCTGGCAGATGTAAATGAGATTTACACTGCGTTTGCTCTCAACGAAAATAAGTTTCCTGATACTGCGTCTGAAGCACAGTACACCAAGAAACTTGCACTACTAACTGCAGATCAAGGTAGTCAGCAGATTGGTCGTGCCGCTGTAATGGCAGAAGAATTTTTGAAGTGGGCAAGGAGAAATGGATATAGTGGTATAGAGAATGTTTATTGGACAGCACGTCCTGGGTTTTCTTTTAAGGCAGTAACTGGTACAGACGTTGACCAGAAAAAGAATCCAACTGATGTTCTAGTTAAGTTTACTAGAGGTGGATTCTTAGGTCTCTCTGCTAAGTCTACATCTGGTAAAGGTGATATTGGTTTCAAGAACCCTGGTGTTGGTACTGTAGAAAAAGATCTGGGTATTGCCCTATCAAAGTTTAATAAAGATGCCACTGCTGAAATCGTAAAGAATTTTAAGTTACCGACATCTGCTAGTGCTAGGAAGTCTGCTATCAGAGGAGCGAAAGCGATTCAGATGCAGACTGATAAGATGGGTTCTGAAGTTCTGAATAAGTGTAGAGACGCTATGCTTACGAAGTTGAACTCAATGGCACAGAAAGATCGCAAGGATTATATTATGAGGGGTTGGATTGATGCTAGTACAGAACTATTCCCTCCCTATGTTAAGGTAACTGGTAAAGGTAGGAAGGCACCATTCACTGCTGAAGTGGAGGATCCTCTCAACAACCCTAAACTGGAAGCGATTATGACTGATAAGATTGGGTTTGAGAAAGTTGGTAACGATTCTATTGGTGTCAAGGCAGGATCAAAGAAGATCCTGAAGATGAGATTCAAGTACGAGTCTGAGAAACTTGCCAGCAGTCTGAAGATGTCAGGGGACCCTTGGTAAACTGTCCACTCTACGGGGACAGTCATCCATCACGCGCTATAATTAGGATATGGCAAAGCAGAACACTCACCTAGAACACTTAGAAGACGACATCCTGAACCAAGGTTCAAATGGCGGCAGGAACGCTATTGCATTCCTCCGTGAACTTGGCAAGATGCTGTCTGAACCTGACTCTGGTATCCGTATTACTACCAAGTGGGATGGTGCACCCGCTGTTATCTGTGGTCAGCATCCTGAGACCAAAGATTTTTTTGTTGGCACCAAGGGTGTATTTGCTAAGACTCCCAAGATCTGTATGAGTGATAAGGATGTTGACCTTCTCTACAGTGGTGAACTGGCAAACAAACTCAAGACTTGTCTTCGTGAACTTCCCAAACTAGGTATCACTGGTGTGGTACAGGGAGATCTTCTGTTCACTAAAGGTGATGTAGAAACTCACAAGGTAAACGGTGAAGTGTGTCATATTTTCCAACCCAACACCATCACCTATGCTGTTCCTCAGAAGAGTGACGTAGGTAAGAAGGTTGCAAACGCTAATATCGGTATTGTTTTTCACACTCGTTATACTGGTGGTCCTGAACTGCGTGATATGAGTGCTAGTTTTGGTGTCAATGTCAATTCTTTCAAGAAAGTGAACAGCGTTGCTGTGTTCTCTTCTAACTTCACTGATACTACTGGAGCAGCTACCTTCACCGATAAGCAGAAGCGTGACTATGATGCTGCTGTAAACAAAGCAGAAGGTTCTCTCAAGCAGGCATCTAAGTTCCTGGATGTTCTTAAGCAGACTGGAGATGGTAAGTTCCTGCTGTCTGCTATGTTCAAAGTGTACTTCAACACCTACATCCGCAGAGGTGTGTCGATGAGTTCCGCGCAGCAAGTTGCTCTTGGGTTTGCTGCATACTATAAGTCTGCACTGGACAAAGAGATCTCTACTAAGAAGACTGAGAGCACTAAGAACAAGTATCGTAAGATCCAATCTGACGGTCTTAAGTTCATCAAGGCAAATGCTAAAGCGATATATATGACTGTTGCTTCATATATGAACTTAACCCAAGCGAAGACTATGGTCATCCGCAGGTTGGAAGCAGTCAAAGATATTGGAACTTATATCAAGACAGATAAAGGTTTCAGAGTGACTGCACCAGAAGGTTTTGTAGCGATCAAATCAGGTTCTGCCCTAAAACTTGTTGATCGTTTGGAGTTCTCCCGCGCTAATTTCACGGTAGAGAAGAATTGGGGCTAATAAATATATAAGGAAACACGCATACTATAATGAAATTCACCGAGTTCCTGTCTGAAGCAAGGACTGTTGCGGGTGACGCAGCAGCGAAACGTGGACTTCAACACGTCGGTCACGGTTACTATGCTGATAGAAGTGGCAACATTGTTGCTAAGTCTGAAAAAGGTCAGCGCCTGGTTGCCGTAGATAAAGGCGAGGCACAAGCAGCACAAGCGGGTGTCGAACAAGGAGACCAAGAGGATGCTCATCTCACAAGTGGTGAGGGTCTAGGAACTGTGGCGATTACATTCGGTCGTTTCAACCCGCCTACTATTGGGCACGAGAAACTTCTGGATGCTGTGGCAAAGGAAGGTGTTGATAGTTATCGCATCTATCCTTCTCGCACTGTTGATCCTAAGAAGAATCCACTGGAACCTGAAGTTAAGGTTCAGTTTATGAACGAGATGTACCCGAGTCATTCGGAAGCAATCGTCAATGACAGTGGTATGTCCAACATCTTCAATGTGATGGTGGCACTTCAGGACGAGGGTTACACTGGTGTTACTCTGGTTGTTGGATCTGATCGCGTTTCCGAATTCAAATCTCTCCTTGAGAAATATAATGGTCAGGCATATGAGTTTGAAGAACTCAATGTTGTTTCTGCTGGCGATCGTGACCCAGATGCTGAAGGTGTAGAGGGTATGTCTGCATCTAAGATGCGAGCATTCGCTGCATCAGGTGATCTTGAGTCATTCACAGAAGGAGTGCCTGGTGGCAATGCTGCCATTGCAAAGCGCCTGATGAATGAGGTCCGTAAGGGTATGGGTATTTCTGAGGAGGAACAGGTTGCTGCTGAGATGTGGGAGATTGCTCCTAAACTTGCACAACAAGATCTCCGCGAGGCATACTTCCAGAAAGATGTGTTTGAGATTGGTCAACTGGTTGAGCATATGGACACAGGTGTCCGTGGTACAGTCAAGGTCCGTGGTGCAAACTATGTGATCTACGAAACCGTAGAAGGTTACGTGTTCAAGAGTTGGTTGCAGCACATTGCTGAGGTAACCGAGAAGGAGAAGCATCATTCTGCTGATGATGGCAGTGGTAACGATTGGAAAGTTGGCACTGATACATACAGAAAAGCAGTACAGGAAATGACTCCTGGTCAGTCGGTGAAGAAATTCAGCGACTTCCGAAAGTCTAAATAGTATTACGAAAAAAACGGTTAGTAAAGAATGGACATCAATCTTGCTAGTAAACTGGTAGCGTTTCCTCCCGAGGATGTGCAGCGTGTAACATATGTCGTAGACTACGCTCAGCACAACTTCTCTGGTGATGCTATCCACGGTTATATCAAGGAGCACCTTGAGTCTGATCGTCTCATCGGCATCGCAGATGTCATTCTTGAGAATCGGAATATGGCAACCATTAAGGCAAAGCCTTCCGATGCGTCAGGCAAAATTGACACCGTAAAAGAAAAGGGATCTACAGAGGGTCCTGTCACTGCAACTCAGAATTCTGTAAAAGCAAAGGGTAAACCTGTTGCGAGTTGCTGTGAAGAAAATGAGATCGAAGAAGGTCTCAAGCAAGCACGTAAGAACGTTGGCGCAGGCAAGTGCTGGGATGGTTACAAAGCCAAAGGCACTAAGATGAAGGACGGTAAAGAAGTTCCTAACTGTGTCAAGGAATCTGAAGAATGGATGTGGGATCTGGTTGACGAACTGCAGGAAGAGTTCGACAGTCTCACTGACGAAGATCTGGAAGACATCATTGTTGAAGCACTGGTTGACCTAGAAGACGAAGCACTGCTGCAAGAAGCGTGTGAAATGTTTGGTGAACTGGAACTTCTCTCTGAGGACTATTACGATTCTGCCGTTAAGGCATCTAAGGATAGCGCAAAGCGTATTGCAAGAGGCAAGCGTGTTGAGCGTCTGAAGTCTGCCGCAGGTCGTGTTGGTTCTGCTCTTAAGTCTGGTGCCTCTAAGGCAGGTGCAGCAGTTAAATCTGGTGCTGCCAAGGCAGGCGAAGCTGCTAAGAAAGCAGCACCTAAAATGAAGGCAGCAGTTAAGTCTGGTGCTAAGAGTGCTATTGGTGCCGCTGGTAAAGCAGCGGGTCACGCTGTTGGTTCATACCAAGCAGCGAGAATCAAGGCAAAGCGTGATGGGTTGAGCAAGTCGAAACCCGCAGCAAAGAAACCTGAAGCAAAATCAGGAGATGGAGATAAGACTGGTGGCAAACTTGATAGTTTGCTAAAGTCTGTTAGAGGTGGATCCTCATCTTCTTCTGGTTCTAGTTCTTCTGGTGGTTCCTCCAGTTCCTCTGGTTCATCTAGTTCCTCCTCTTCCGCTCCCACTTCTACTGGTGGTGCTAAGGAAGGTGGTACTAAGAAGAAGTCTCTCCTTCGCCGCGCCGCAGGTGCTGTGGGTAGAGGCATCAAGAAAGTCGTCGGCAAGACGGCACGTGCAGTATCCTCTGGATCCGACAAAGTTGCACGTAAACTTGGAGAACAATCTATGGAATCACGCACCGATCGTGTCCGCCGCGTTCTTGCAATGCAGGAAACAGCAGACCACGACAAGACAACACTTCGCGATCCTGAAGGCATCTCCTGGAGAGATCGTCTCGGTATGCAAATCGAAGAGAAGACTCCTGCTCAGAAGGCAAAGGCTGCTGCACTTGCCAAGTCCAAAGAACTTACTAACCAAGGTAAGCATAAGGAAGCATCCGAAGTCTTCAAGAAAGCATTCCCTAACTTTGGTAAGTGATGGGCAAGAAAACTAAGATTATTATCAACCCTAAAAAGCAAGATCTGATGAAAGAATCCATCCGCACACTGCTCGCTGCAGAACTAGCAACCCTGAAAGAAGCATCCAAGAAGCGTTTGGATCCTGTGGGTAAAGAAGACAAGGACATCGACAATGACGGTGACCACGATAAGTCTGACAAGTACCTGCTGAACCGTCGTAAGACGATCTCTAAAGCAATGGGTAAGAAAACTCATATCTGTGCATCACATTGTGAGCACGCTGAGTATGGCGTTTGTCAAACCATCCCTGAACAACACACCTTGGTGGAGTTGGATGAACCCCAAGGCGACATCACTCATAGAGTGACTCATTACGATCTCATTGATGAGCAAGGTAACATTCACGAGAACGTTGCTATTGAAGATCTTGAAATCATCCTTGAAGGACCGCATAATCACTGATGTATAGTTTCTCTGAATACCAATCCCTCGATGAGGGTAAGAAGAAAGGTTTGTGGGCAAACATCCACGCCAAGCGTAAGCGTGGCGAGAAACCTGCTAAACCTGGTGACAAAGATTATCCTGAGACTCTCAATGTAGAAGGGTATGCTCCTGGTGACGTGGACCAAAAAGTTGGTGCTGTCACTTCTATTCCTAAGAAAGAACAGGAAGCAGCAAGAAAGCGTTTGCTTGCTAAAGCAGCAGCAAAGCGCAAGTCAAAGGAGTCTAAGTGCGAAGAAGTTGAGCACATCAACGAGGAAGAATACGATAGAATGCGTGATCGCAAACTTGAGAAGTATGGCTCAGGTTATAGATCTGCTGGTAATCGTCGCTACACTGCTAGATCTGGTGGCACTCAACCCAAACCAATGCCCAAGAAGAAGGATGGTCCTTCCGCTCTTGATTTTGTGAAGGGTGAGATTGAGAAGAAGTATGGCAAAGGTGCCATTATGGATACCTCAAAGAAGAAGAAATAAGCATATATAAGATAGACCCATATGGTGTATCGCTATGCTATCATTTCTTCTCCCTTTCGCCTACAAAATTGTAGACGCCGCAGTCGCTAAGATTCCTGATGATGAGGAACTAGGTGACAAACTGATCGAAATCTGCCTTGTTATTCTTGGCAAAGCAGTCAAACTGACTAAGACAGATATGGACGACAAACTGCTTGAAGCAGTGACTAAAGCAGTCCGCGCTCGCGAAGGCGAGTGATGCAAAGGGGACCCGAGTGGTCCCTTTTTCATTTACATAAATAACATATAGGAAACTCAATCGTAGAGGACAAACAACAATGGCAATCTTCGGAAAAATTGATGCCGCGACCTTCTCTAACAATGTTGCCGTCACCAATGGCGATGCCACTGTTACGAAGAACGCTGCAGATACAGTAGTAGTTGGAGATGTACTGGAACTTGGTGGTGTCGCGTACATCGTTAAGCAAGTTACTAGCACAACTTCTATCGAACTTCACAAAGCATATGCAGGTAGCACCGCTGCTGCTCTGTCTGGCGCAGTCCGCAGAACTCCCCCTAAAGCAGTCGCAGAATATGTGATCAAGGGTGGCGACAGCAACTCTGATTACCAACTCGTATTTGTTGATACCACTGAAGATGGTATTGCATCTAACAAGTCACGTGGCATCGATGGACCTGGTTGGTGGTTGTATAGAACATACAATACAGCAGAAGGAACCACACGTCATAAGGCAGAAAAACTTGCAGCACTTAGAGTTGCAGTAGGTACATCTGGTGACGTTGCTGATGAAACAGTGGCAGCAGACGTGCTTGAGACCATCACTATTGGTACTCAACCTGCTAACCAGAACACTTCTTCGGGTGCAGCAACATTCACTGTCGCAGCAACTGTGGATCAGTCTGGTACTATCACTTATCAGTGGCAGAAGAGAACATCTTCCGCTGGAAGATTCGCTAATGTGTCTGGTGCAACCAGTGCATCTCTCGTACTCTCTGGACAAACTGCTGCTAACACAGGTAACCAGTACAGAGTTAAAGTTAACTCCAGTAAGGGTGCTGCTGAAGTCGTAAGTAGTGTTGCTACTCTGACTTTCGTTTCTTGATTTTTAACCTATAATTTGTTATGCATTTTGGTAGTCTCACAGCGGACAACTTTATGATGTTCGCTATGAAACATTATGACAATCCCCAGTCCGTCACATACGATGATTTTCTAGAAGATATGATGCGCTTCAAATACTTGAAGCGTCTCTTCGGAAGGTATGTAAAGACTGGGGTATTGCGTAATCATTTAATATTGAACCACTTAATTGTGCTGTTCAATGTCTTCGGTGATGCTGCCATACCTTTGTTAGTGTATAAATTAGAGAAGCAGTATTGGGAAATCCTCAAAACATATGTTTTGTATCTCAATATGTATCCCGAAGCGGGGTGTGGAACGCTGGATTTTGTAGAGATTGATCCACACATTAGTAAACAACTAAGTGAACTATAACGAGGTTTCAAATGGGTAAGAATTACGACTATCCTCTGTATGCTCCTTACACGAAGGTAGATGAATTTCATAAAAACAAACAGAACCTCGACGAGATTGCACCTGTCGTTGCTGGTGCTGCTAAGGCAGTAGCAGTTGGCGCAAAGGTGATTGGTAAAGTTGCAGCAAGAGGTGCTGTAGCTGCTACCAAAGCTGCTGGTAAAGGCGTTAGAGCAGTTGGTAAAAGCACGAAGAAGGCGGTCAAGAATACTGCGAAGGAAGTAGGTAGCACTATGGCTCAAGCAGAGTTGGCACGTCAGGTAAAGAAGCAGCAGGAAACAGAGAACATCCAAGAACGTGGTGATTTCTGGCATCCCGATCCAGATAAGGATCGTAAGTTGGGTGGACCTGGTGCCAATCAACGTGCTCGTGAAGACCGTGCTTCATCATCCAAACCCAAGAAAGACTACAGTAAGTCTCTGAAACCTGGCGAATCTTATATGGATTTTGCCAAGCGTAAGAAGAGAGAGAAACTGAAGGAAGAGGGTGCACCCACTATGAATACTGGCACTGCTAATGGTGCTGCTGGTTTCAGTGCAGGTGCAGATGAGAATGGACCTACAGCAGGTCTGGACGCACCCCTTGGTGGTACTGCTAAGCAACCGAAAGGTAAGGGTGGCAAAGTTAAGAAGAGAAAATTTAAGTGCCGTAAGGCAGATGATGGTATCCATCAGGTATGCGAGGGAAAATCCGATCCCAGACATCTCGCATTCAAAGTTGAATTAGATGATATTGATTTTATTTTCTACGGGAAGTCTCCCGCAGATGTGAAGATTGCACTTCGTAAGATCTATAGACCAGAAAGACTGAAGTCTATGAAGATCACACGTGTGCTTCCTGGCGAAGTTCTGAAATATTACTGGGACAAGCGACAAGGAGCAATGTGATGCTTGGTTTAGGAAAACTAAACGTCCTGGAATCTAAACTTGATATTTACGAGGATCTCTCTAAGGAGATGCTGGACAAGTTAGAACGTGCTGTAGATAAAATCTCTGAGAACAGCAACAGAGTAGCAATCATTCTAGAGAGACACGAGTCTAGACTGGATGAGGGCGAGAAAACTAATGAAGCGATCCTAAAGTTGATCGAGAAAGTAGAACAAAAGATAGATGGTGTTGAGGACAGAGTTAATCAACTGTCTAGGTTCCGCTGGACTGCTGTGGGTATCGGTATCGCATTGATCACCACCCTGAAAGCGCCAGAGATTTTTAGTAACTTCTTGACACCAGGACAAAATTCATCTATGATTGAGAGCGTCAGAGTAGAACGTCTCGGATGAGTTATGTTGATGTCAAGTATGCTCGCCTTGTAGGCAGCAGACTAGACAATTTCAAAGAGAAAAAGTCAAACCTGTACAACTTTCGTTGCCCCTATTGCGGTGACTCTCAGAAGCAGAAGTCAAAAGCAAGGGGTTATTTCTTTGCGAAAGGAAATGACATCATCTATAAATGTCATAACTGTGGGGTTGGCAGAACACTTGGTAATTTCCTTAAGGATAATGCCAGGGATCTCTATGATCAATTTGTCCTGGAACGTTACAAGGATGGTTTGACTGGTAAAGCAACACGTGTTGCTAATCCATCACCTGAATTATTCAAGACCAAAACAAAGTTTAATTCCAGCACTAACCTCCCAACTCTTTCATCACTAAATACCACACACCCAGCACGGACTTATCTTGAACAACGTCAAATTCCTAGTGAAGCGTTTGACCGACTTTACTATGCAGACAAGTTCAAACGTTATGTCAATTCGCAAAAGCAGACGTTTGAAAATTTACAGAATGACCAACCCAGGATCATAATTCCACTCATTGACTTTGATGGAAAATGGTTTGGGATACAGGGAAGATCTCTGAATCCCAAATCCAAACTTCGTTACATCACTATTATTTACGATGAAACTAAACCCAAACTCTTTGGTCTCGACAAAGTGGACCTGTCAAGTCCGACCTACATCACTGAAGGACCGTTGGATTCGCTCTTCATTCCAAACGCGATTGCTATGTGCGGAAGTGACGTTCATCTTGGTGACTGGGGCATTAGCAATAGGGTTTGGGTTTATGATAACGAACCAAGGAACCCCCAAATCGTCGATAGAATCCGTCGAACAATCGATAGTGGCGACCCCGTAGTCATCTGGCCAAAGGGTATCGGACAAAAGGACCTCAATGATATGGTCCTTGCTGGACACAACGTACAAGACCTGATAGAATCTAACGTCTATCAAGGATTAGAAGCAAAACTAAAACTATCTCAGTGGAAAAGAGTATGAACGTAATCAAAAGGAACGGACAGTCCGAACCTCTCAACCTTGAAAAGGTACATCAAATGGTTGAGTTTGCCTGTGAAGGAGTTGCAGGTGTGTCAGAATCAGCAATCGAAATGAACTCCAATCTTCAGTTCTTCGATGGCATCAAGTCTTCAGAAATTCAAGAGATCCTTATCAAGTCCGCGAGTGATTTGATTTCTCTTGATGCTCCTAATTATCAGTTCGTTGCAGCACGTCTTCTACTCTTTAGTATCCGTAAGCAGGTATTTCCTGAGTGGAATACTACTGGTTACCTGCCACTCAGAGACCACGTGTCAGTATGTGTAGACGCAGGAGTGTATGACAAGAGTATTCTAACTAAATACTCAGACCAGGAGTGGCAGCAACTCGATTCCTTTATTGATCACGACCGATGCTATGGGTTTACCTATGCTGGTCTTAGACAAATTGTAGACAAATATCTGGTACAAGACCGTAGTACGGGACGCCTCTACGAGACGCCTCAGTATATGTACATTATGGTTGCTGCCACACTGTTCCAAGACTATCCACCTCAGACACGTCTGGACTATGTACAGCGATACTACACAGCAACCTCCAAAGGAAAAATCAACCTCCCAACGCCAGTGCTCGCAGGGGTTCGGACGCCAATGCGTCAATTTGCATCTTGCGTTCTCGTTGATGTTGATGACACCCTCGATGGTATCTTTAGCAGTGATATGGCTATTGGTCGCTACGTCGCACAACGCGCTGGCATCGGTATCAACGCAGGCAGAATCCGTGGCATCAACGCTAAAATCAGAGGCGGAGAGGTACAACACACAGGCGTGGTCCCCTTCCTTAAAAAGTTTGAAGCAACTGTACGATGCTGCACACAAAACGGCATCCGAGGTGGTTCTGCTACAGTTCACTTTCCTATCTGGCACCAAGAAATAGAAGATATTATTGTCCTCAAGAACAATAAAGGTACTGAGGATAATCGTGTTCGTAAACTTGACTATTCCATTCAGATCTCTAAACTGTTCTATGAACGGTTCATTAGAAATGAAGACATCTCACTTTTCTCTCCTCACGACGTACCTGGTCTTTACGATGCTTTTGGTACTGATGGGTTTGATGCTCTCTACGCCTCGTACGAAGCGGACCCAGGGTGTCCTCGACGCACCATCAATGCTCAAGAACTATTCCTCAACATACTGAAGGAGAGGGCAGAGACTGGTCGTCTGTATATTATGAACATCGACCACTGCAATTCACACTCGTCCTTCAAGGACAAGGTGAATATGTCTAACCTGTGTC